AAAAGATTCTGACTTTGAACACATTGTTAAAGTCACATTCAGTGCTACTAATAGTGCTGAATCAATAGTAGACGCATCTGCATTATCAGGTGCTGATACAGATCCAAGACTATCAATTGTTGGTTGTCATTGGAGTACAGATGTAAATGTTAATATTTCATTTGTTGCTGATGCGAATGTAGTAGCACTATCATTAAATGGTAGTGGTAAATTAGGATTTGGTGATGGTATTCCTTCCATAGCAAACAATGCTGGAACTGGAGTAACTGGCGACATAGTATTAGATAATACAGATTCAGGTACTGGATTTGTTGTACTTAAATTTAGAAAAGAGAGTGGATACGATAATCTCTCGTAGGATAAAAAAATGGCAATTAAACTAATTTCAGAAGAAGTCGCAAATGTAGAATACCTTACCGAAGAAACAGAAGATGGTAAGAAGAACTACAAGATAAAAGGTATCTTCATGCAAGCAGACCTGAAGAATAGAAATGGTCGTGTCTATCCTATGGAGATATTAAACAAAGAAGTTAAGAGATATAACAAAGAGTATATCTCAGAAAAAAGAGCATTTGGTGAATTAGGTCATCCAGATGGTCCAACATTTAATTTGGAAAGAGCAAGTCATATGATTACTGCTCTATATCCAGATGGAAAGAACTTTATTGGTGAGGCAAAGATCCTTAGCACACCAATGGGTAATATTGTAAAGAATCTTATGGATGAGGGTGCGAAACTCGGTGTATCATCCAGAGGTATGGGAAGTTTAGACCAGAAGAATGGAGCTAACTATGTGAGAAATGATTTCTACCTAGCAACTGCAGCAGATATTGTTGCGGATCCTTCAGCACCTAGTGCTTTCGTTGAGGGTATTATGGAAGGTAAGGAATGGGTATGGGATCATGGTGCTTTAGTTGAATCGGAACTTGCGAAAGCAAAGGATCGTATTGACGCTAAAGTCCGTAAAAAACAAGCATTAGAAGAAGCATTAGAATTTGCTAAATTTCTTAAAATGCTTTAATTTATAAATATATGTTAAACAACTAATTAGGAGATAATTCCAATGGATAATGAGTTAGAAAGAACCATTGAGGAATTAGAAGCAGAAGTATTACAAGAGCTTGAAGAAGCGAATGGTGCCGATGCTCCTAAGAAGGGTGCAGCTCCTGCTGATAAGGCAGACAAGATCGATGATAAAACATCTGGTGGTGTTGAAGACACTGGTCCCGCTGTAGTTTCCCCTACTCAAAAAGTCAAAAAACCAAAATCTAAAGAAGTTTCTGGTGATCCTGCACAAAAAGGTGAAGGAAAACCTGATTCTATGGATAAAATCAAAGAAGATGAAGATGTAGTTGATTCTGTTGATACTCTTGAAGAAGGTTCTTGTTCTGAAATGTCCAAAGATGAGATGCAAAAAGAAATGCTGAAGGCAATGAAAGATATGCCTAAAGATCAGATGGAAAAACTTTATGCTTCTTATATGAAAGAAATGGACATGGATGACGAAGAAGACGAAGAAGATGTAGCAGAAAAGGCAAAAATGAAAGCAGAAGCAGTCGATGCTAGAATTAAGTCTATTGATGTCAGTGATGATGTTGATGCACTTATGAATGGCGAAGGTGACCTTTCTGAAGAATTTAAGTCTAAAGCAGCAACTATCTTCGAATCAGCAGTAAAGTCTAAAGTGCGTGGAGAAATTGACCGCATGCAAGACGCTTACGATCAAGAACTTGTTGAAAGTACAGAAGCAGTTAAGTCAGAATTAACTGACAAGATTGATTCTTACCTCAACTATGTTGTAGAAGAGTGGATGAAAGAAAACGAATTAGCAATTGAGCGTGGTCTCAAGGGTGAAATCGCTGAAGACTTCATTGCTGGTCTAAAACAATTGTTCGAAGATCATTACGTTGATGTTCCAGACGAAAAATATGATGTGCTAGAAGCACAATCAGAAAAGATTGCCGAATTAGAAGAGAAAGTAAATAAATCTTTAGAAGACTCTGTGTCTCTTAAAGAGGAAAATTCAAATCTAACTCGACAAATTGTTATCTCTGAAGCTACTTCAGATTTAACAGAAACCGAAATTGAAAAGTTTAAGTCAGTTACAGAAGATGTAGAATTTAATTCTGCTGAATCTTTCCGTAACAAGATTGACACTCTAAAGGAAAATTATTTTCCTAAAGTAGTAAGTGAGTCGACTTCAACAATAGATCATGTAGAAACTGGCCAAGCGCAGGACATTGATGTTTCTGACTCAATGGCAAACTATATGTCTGCCATTAGCAGAAATGTTAAAGGCGCAACTAAGTAATTATATAAATAAGTAGAAAGTAATAAGGAGAAAATTACATGTTTCAAACTGAAGCTCTACAAGAAAAGTGGTCGCCAGTCCTTGCACATCCTGAACTCGGAGAGATTAAGGATTCGTACAAAAGGGCAGTAACTACTATCGTTCTTGAAAACCAAGAAAAAGCAATGCGAGAAGATCGTGCTTTCTTAAATGAGTCTGTACCTACAAACTCATCTAGTGCGAACACTAACATTGACAACTGGGATCCAATTCTAATTTCACTAGTTAGACGTTCTATGCCAAACCTTATCGCTTATGATATCGCTGGTGTACAACCAATGACTGGTCCAACAGGATTGATCTTCGCAATGCGTTCACGTTTCACATCTCAAGCAGGTGCTGAAGCATTAGCAGACGAAGCATTCCCAGATATTTCTAACCAAAACGCTGCTGGTACAATCGGTGGTGGTGATGTTGGTGCAACAGAGACAAACCCTGCTGTACTAATGGACTCACCTGCTGGTACTTACACTTCAGCAACAGGTCAAACTACTGCTCAAGGCGAAGCACTTGGTGACAGTGGTGGCAACCAGTTCGCTGAAATGGCATTCTCAATTGAGAAGCACACAGTTACTGCTGTAACACGTGCCCTCAAAGCAGAATACACAATGGAACTAGCACAAGATCTTAAAGCAATTCACGGATTAGACGCTGAGCAAGAATTAGCGAACATCTTATCTGCTGAAGTTCTTGCTGAAATTAACCGAGAAGTTGTAAGAAACATTTA